ATCGTCGTGCTGGTCATCGTCGGTCTCCTATGCACCGCCCCTGCGGTGCGTCGTTGATGAAGTGACCTTATCACACGCCGCGCGCGATGCAACATTTTTCTTTCATCGTGCGCGCTTTTTTCTACTTCGCGCCGAATGCGTGCAGCAGGTCAATGACCGACACGCCCGCCATGTCGGCGAGTTGTTTGATGTGCTTCGCGCTGGGCATCGCGCCAGCGGCCCAGCGGTTGATGGTCGGCGGGGTCACGCCGAGCGCCCACGCGAGTTGAGCCCGGCCATGCGCACTAGCAGCGGCGCAATGAATGACGAGTGAGGGCGTAAGGTTTTCCATTAGTACTCCGGGGACAGCATGATGGTTTTGCGACTCCTGTGCGCAGCCATCGCCGCGCGTCGTTTGCATCCCAGACCGCCGAAGCGGTTTCGACCCGCGCCCGGGTCTCGTCAGTGGGCGATCGGTCGACTCTTGGTCGAGGCCGCCCACTCGGAGTACGCGGCTGCGGGGCTCTCGCTCTTGTCGATCATCGCCCCGAGCTTTTGCATTTCGCCCGTCGTCACAAGATAGGATGTGCGCGTCTCGTCCGCGTAGTAAACCCATCCAGTCCACAGCCTATGCGTTGCTCCAAGGTACGCGACCGCGACCTCAAGGTGACGAGCGCGCGATTGGGCGCGGCGGTCGGCATTAGCAGTCGCGGCCCGCTTGTTCACGGCGGCGCCGATCTGGATTGCCGAGCGGCCGATCGTGCAGGTCGAGCCGTTCGCCGTAGTGTGCTTTGCGTTCATTGTCTCTGCCTTTCCACTGCCCCTGCAGTGCGTCGTTGGTGAGGTGACATTATCATGCCGCCGTAATAACGCAACATCTTTTTTTCAACGTGCGCGCTTTTTGTTCGGCGGTCGTCGCAAGTCCGCGTCAGGCAATGACTTGAGAGCGGTCGAGGTATGCCCATGCTCGGGCGGTCGCGCTTGCGGCACCGTAGCTCGTTTGGTCGATGTCGTCGCCCGCCGATAGGCTGTGCGCGCCGTCAAGCGTCACGACGTCGCCGACGATGCTGACGACCACGCGCTCGACCGACACGCCCCAATCGCCCGCAGGCACGCAGCGCACGACGTCGCCCGCGGCGAAGTAGTCGAGCAACGTGCGCCCAAGGTCGACTTGCGCCTCGCCTGTGCGCGGGTCGACTGCGAGCGTGTACGTGTTCGCCTCGACGCGCACGGCGGTCGGCGACGTGACCGACAGCACGCGCAGCGACGGCGACCAGCCCGTCGATGCCGAGCCCGATGACGCAAGCGTCAACGACACGCGACCGCCAAGCCAATCGCGCTCGACGCCGAGCACGCGACACGCCTGCGCGACGATGCCGATGCTGCCATTGATGCCGACCGCACTCGAACACGTCAACGTCACGACGTCGCCGAGCCCGACCTCTAGCGCGCCGACGTGGTCGACCGACACCGCGAGTTGGTAGCGCACGCGAGGCAGGCCAGCGCGCCGACGCAGGTGCTGCACGATTGGCAGAATGGCGACGGCGACGTCAGCAGGGTCGCCTTCTAGTTTAATGCCGCGCAAGTCGAGCACCATTTGCTCGCCCGCGTCACCGCCCGCTGCGCCGACCGCATCGCTGTCGACATATGTCGTAATGCGCTGCGCGACGCCCGCAGCATCGTGGTCGCTCTCAAGTCGATAGGCGCGCACGACGCGACCGTCAACCGACGACGAGCACTGACCGTCGGCGATGATGTCGGCGTCGGTGATGCTCATCACGCTTTCAACCTCGGGCGCGGGCGCGAGGCTGGTTAGCGTCAACCGCTGCCGACCATCAACCCAGCGCTGCACGACCGCACCGCCGAGCAGGGTCAACACGTCGCGCAGTGAATCGTCGACGGTTTTCGTCGGGTCAACGTCGAAGTCGGAACCCTGCAGCGCGTCGGGTATCGCGAACGAAAGGAACGCCGACTCGGCGACGTCGCTCGCGTCGAGGTTCGCCCCGTATGCGAGCACGTCATGCGTGCCATTCGTGCCGGTGCCGACGCCCGACTCTAGCAACCGCAAAAGCAACTCGGTCGGCGACACGCCCAGCGACCGCGCGCGCGGCGTCACCGTGACCGGTTCGCCGTGGTCGAGCGCGTATAGGTCGCCACCACCCTGCGCGCCCGTCACGGTCAACAGGTAGCCGATGACGGCGCCTGTGTCAGGGTCAAGCGCAGGTGTTGACGCGCTGACCTGCACGTCAAACTCGCCGGTCGAGAAGTTGACCTCGCCGCCCGCGATGCGCATGACCTGCGGCCCACCGCCCGCAAACACGTTGTCGACGACCAGCAAAGCGGGCTCGACGCTGTGAAACCATGCGAGCGCAGGTCCTCGACACGCGATGCGCGCGCGTGCCGCAGCCGTCGTGTCGTCGACATTCTCGCGACGAATGGCGACCGACTGCGCCTCGATATCGATGAATGGGCGAGCGTCATCGGGTGCACGGTAGTCGACGCCGACACACACGCGCGATGACGACGGCACCCAGCGCAACCCGAGCGACGATTGCACAGGGCCGGGTTGCACCAGCCCTGCTCGCCACAACCACCCGGCACCGTCCTGCGATAGCTCGACCGATGCCCATCGGCCCAACTGGCCTTGCGTCGTCGCGACGCGCCAGCGGTCGCATGCGTGCCACGCAGTATTCCACGCGACCGCTGCGGGCAGCGTGCCGCTAATGACCTGCAGCGCGCGGTCCGGCCAGCGCACCAACTCGGGCGCGCCGGCAGGGTCGACGAGCGACAATGTGCACGCCTCTTCAATGCGCGGACTTGTCAGGTCGCCGTCGCTGCCAACAGGAAACGCAGCCGCAGCGGGGTCGACGTTCAGCGTATCGTTGCCGATATAGGCGGTGACACGATGCACAGGCCGCGCTGCTGTGTGGTTGTACAGTTCGAGGTCGCCGCGCCTCGGATGGCCAGCGGGCAGCGCGATGTCGAAGAGCCTTGCGTGCGCATATCGCGCGGGCTGCGTCGTTTGCGCGTCGCCAAATACCTCGCGATATTCAGCCGACAACGCCGCGCCACGTTCCCAGATTTGGTCTAGGTGCAATTCGGCGCCACGACGCGCCGTGAAGTAATGCCACCCGCGCACGAGCGTCGTCGACACCGCGCCCGACGCAAACCGCTGCCGCATCAACGCAGACATCGGCGCGATGCGCAGGGTCAGCGTCATACCGTCGGCCGACAACTCGGGCTCGCGGTCAAGGACGCCGCGCCAAATCTCCGCATACCCACCGACGACCACACCCTCGACGACGGGCGCGGCGTGAATCGTCGCGCGGCGACCTCGCCAGAAAGTCGGCTCAGACGTGACGACAGGTTGTTGCCCGCGCGTCGGCTGATACAGGTGCCGCGCAATGCGAGTGCCCGCAGCGCCACGCGTGCACGTCTGCAACTGCGCGCCGATGGTCGCGACCGCGTACACCGACTCAAGCCCGATGTGGTAGAGCCCCGCTGGCCACGCGCCGACATCGTCGACCACGTCGATGTCAGTCGGCCCTAACTCGTGCGCGACCGTGCCCGCGAGTTTCGTCCGCAGCGTCGCGCCCGCTGGGCCGATGCAGCGAAGCGCGCGCACAGGGTCGGCGATGTATGTGCTACCTGTCACGGTCGCCGCCGAGATAGGCGCATCACGCGCAGCAAGTTGCACGGTCACCGGCGATTGCGTGACCGAGCAGTCGACCTCGTCAATGCTCGACGACTCAGGGCCGACAGTCAGCACGGCTTGAATGTCGCGATATGTCAGCGCGCCACCGGTGCCGGGTATCGCGTCGACGGTCGGCGCAGGCCCAGCAAAGTACCGGTCGCCCAGCCCGGCAATCGTGACGACGATTGCAAGTTGTCGACCGCGCAACGCGTCGAGCGCAGGGATTGTCACAGCACACCTCCCCAAACCGGCAAGTATGCGACGGCGTGCACGCGACACGACGAGGTCACGACGCGCAACACACCGACCGACCCGCGCACGTCGCCACCTGTCGACGAGCACTCAAGCGGGCGCGGCCCTGATGCGCTCGCGCCCGTCGCCAAGCCCGCCCGCCGAACGTCACCTGTGACCTGCCATTGTGGCTCAATGCGACGCGTGCCGACCTGCGGCAACCGTGGCAATTCAAGCGCAGCAAGGGTGCCGTCGGCTCGTGTCCACGATGTGCCGATGTCGACGACCGAACCGCTCAAGTCATCGAGCGAAACCGTCACGGCGGGCGAACCGCTGCCGCCCGTTTCCATCGCGCTGACGAGCACAGCCAATTGAATCGCCGAGTCGAGCGGGCCGATGGTTACCGGGCAAAACGCCGCCTGATTTATGCCGTCGGTCGCGTGCACGTAGCCCTGCAAATTGTCGGCTGTCGTCTCGACGCGTTGCGCGATGTGCACGGTTTGCCAATGCCGCGCGTATATGCCGGCGACGGTATTGGCAGCGCCCGCATGACCGGCGAGCGTTTGCCCGACGACAGGGCGCGCGCTGAACTGCTCGGCAGCAGTCGGCACTCGGCGACGCGCTGAATATGGCACGCTCAAGTGAAGCTCCAAACCAGCAGCGAGTGCGTCGCGTCGGCTGTGCTCATTTCGTCGACCTGTACGGCAAAGGCGCTCGGGTCGGGCTGTGGCCATATCGCGAACGCTTGCCACTCGATGCCGAACGGCTGCGGCGATACACCTCGGCGGTCGGCGCGAGCGATGGTCGTCGTCACGACGTCGCGCACCTTGCCTGCTGCAACGTCAACGACCGCAATCGGGCCGCTCGACCCGTCGCCACTGTGGCGCACATTGACGACGCTTTGAGCCGTGGTCGTGACACGCAAGCGCATCACGAGGTCAATGGCGCGCTCGTCGGTGTCGGGCATGCGCGGGCTCAGCCAGCGGTGCCGATACGGCGGCAACCTATCCTGACTCGGCGATACGACGTTGCGCAGGTCGCTCATGTTGACGGCGACGCGTGGCAACGCAGGCAACGCCGTCGCGTTCGCGCGCCACTGCGCACCGACGCGCGCAGACAACGGTCGGTCAGCATTAAGCTCTGCGTCGTCGAAAGCAATGCGACCGTCGGGCGCACGACCCGCAGGCAGCGATGTCAGCACCGGGTAACGCACCAGCACGGCGACGCATTCGACCGCCGTCGCGCCATCACCACTCAATCGCAGCGTAATCGTCTCGATGCCCGACACGAATGCGACCGGCAACGACGTCGCGAATGAGTGCAGCGTCGTCGTCAGGCTCGGCGCCGTTAGCGAGTATGTCCCTGATCCGTTCGTCGTCTTTAGTTGCACGCGATGCGACGCGCCAGCTGGACCAGTCACGACGCGCGCGATGACGACGACGTCGACCGATGTCGCGCCGACAAGTTCGGGAATATCCCACTGCGCAACATCGGCGAGCGTGTTGGCGACGCGTCGACATTCGCTAACGCCACCCGTCTGCGGCCATGCCTGCGCGACGACCGCGCACCGCGCGACATGCGCGAGCAGATAGTTGTGCGCCTCGCCGAGCGGTGCGGTTGCAGCCGACGTCAACGGCTCGCCGGTCAACAGCGTCTGCGGGTCAACCGGTGCGAATGTCGCCGGAATCGTGCGCGCCATTTAGCGCTCCTCGGCAAGCGTCAACGACACATCGCCCGACCGAACGCGTGCGCCATCGAGGGCAAACGTCTGCACATCGGCGCTCGATGCGGCGACGCGCGCGACGACACGACCGCGAAGATGCTGCGTCGTGTAGTCAGCCGAGAATGGCGCCACGGTTGCGCCGTCATAAAGCGACTCAATCCACCGATGCCGACGCGGGTCGCCGCTATCAAGTTGCAGCGAGCACGGCTGCCCGCGCCCGATGCCCGGCCAAAACGACGCAAGCGCCTGCCCCTCCTGATCTAGCTGCGACGTCGGACCGCGCAACGTGTAGCTCAACTCGTGCAGGGTCGCCGACCCGATGTGCCGACCACGCGCGCGACCATCGGCGAGCGTGACCGTACCGTCGAAGTTTTGCGCGCTGCATTGGTAGCGCGTCAGCCCTCGATAGAGCATCAACACGAGCGGGCATGGATAGGTCGCCGTGATGGTCGTTTGCAGGCTTGCGGTGATGCCGACCTCGTCGCCGGTGAATCCGAGCAGCCGACGCCACGCGAGCCCCGATGGCGCACCCCAAAAAGAGAATGCCGGGCAAATCGTCGGATACGAAACCCACACGCGCCCGGTCGAGTCGACGCCCCATCTGACGCGACGCGTGACCGCATCGGCGACGAGGTTGTCGAACGTCTCAAGCGATTGCAGCGGAGACACCGTGCCGTCGAAGCTCGTCGACGGTCGCAGCGCAGTCGGGATGCTGTGCACGCGCGACCGTGACGACGTCATGCCCGAGGTCGTCGTGCCCGCCGATATGGCGACGACGTTCGGCGTGATGCTGAGGTACTGGTTGCCGCGCGCCCATGCGTTCGGCGCCGTCACCGATTGATAAGCGCCGACCGTGCTCGACGCCGTGCTGCCCGACGCGAAGCCCCAGCAATTGCCAGCGCTCGCCGACAACGTGAAACCAGCGAGCGATGCGGTCGGCACGCGCACAAAGATTCGGTCAGCGCTGTCGATGCCGACCTCCCATGCGAGCACGCCACCACCTGCGCTCGACCACGCCGCGCGCAATTGCTCGCCGACGCTTTGCCCGGGCTGCGATGCGTAGCCGTGAAGGAACGCGAGGACGTCGGGATAACGACCGCCGTCATGCAGGCCCGACGTCGTGCCGACGGCGACCGGATTCGCGCCACGATAGAAGACGGTCTCGCCCGCGAGTTCGGCGACGTCGCAACCGCGAAGCAAGCTCGGCACCGTTGCCATTACGCCACCGCCAATCTTGACGAGGTCAAACCACCCGCTCGCGCATCGCGCTGCGATTGCCGCACGAGCACGTTGCTCACTTCATCGACGCCGAGGATGACGGTGACCTGCGTCGGTTGCGTCGCCGGTCGAGCGCTACTCAAGCTCGCGACGCGGTCGCCACCGCCACTCGATGACGATGCGCCCGAAGACGATGCGCCTCTGCCCGACGACCCCGCACCGAGCGCGCGCGCCGTGCCCGCAAGCGCCACACCGACGCCGCCCATGATTGCAGCAGCGGTGCCTAGCTGCACCGGGTTCCAGCCCGGAATAACAAGCCCGCCAGTGACCGCAGAAATCGCAGCAGCCGCGCCGAGGAAAAGCGAATACGCGAACGCCTGCGCCGACAATCCAGCGGCGACTTCGCCCGCGAGTTTTGAGAACGACTTGCCCGCCTTGCCGCCGTCGATGATGAGCGACGCGAGCGACGCGCCAGCGGCTTGCGTGAACTGCTGCAACGCCGACACGCCGAGCGAACCGAGGTCCTGTGCCGATGCCGTAAGGCTCTGCAATTGCGCCGCGCCGTTGCCCGCGAGGTCGTTCGCGAGCTTGGCTGTGTCGAGTCCCTGCTGCGCCCGTTCGGCATTCTTTCGCGCGCGGTCTTCGGTGGCTTTATCCATTGCATCGAACTCGGCTGCGAGGTCTTCGGCACCACCGCTCAACACGTCGCGCACGCTTCGCGCTTCGGTCGGGAACAGGCTGTCGCTGACCTTGACTTGACCCGACTCGACACCGCGCCCGAGTCGAGCCGCGCGCGCTTCATCGCCTGCTCGCTTGACCAGCGGGTCGATGGCTTCGAGCGCCTTTTTCAATCCGTTAATGCTGTTCGTTTCTGCCTCGACTGCACGCGTTCGCTGCACGCTCGCCGTCGTCGCAGCCGTCGTCGCCGCAGCCGTCGCTTTTGTTGCCTCGGCTGCAGCCTTTTCGGCGTCGATCTTAAGCCCGAGGGATTTGCGAATCTCGTCCCGCGTCTTGCCGAGCCTAACCTCGGCTGCTTCAAGCGTCGACGTCGTGCCGCCAATCAGCGCCTCGATGTTCGCAAGGTTTGCCTGTAACGCGTCACGGTCTGCGCCCGCACGCTGCGCTTGCTCAAGCAACCGGCGACGCGTCCCTGCGCCACCCGCCTGCTGGGCCTGCAACGCCGACGCGGCGACGTCGCGCTGCGATTGCTCAAGCAGCCGTCGCGTCTCGTCACGTTGGGCAATCAGGCTGCGAAGTTCGGCGCGCGTCGCTTCAATGTCCGACTCGATAGATGCGACCTGTTGACCAGCCTGCTCAATCGCCAAACGCTGCGCCGATGACGAACCGGCACCGCCAGCCTGCGCGCCTACGGCTGCATACAATGCCGACACCTCTGCTTCGCTTGTCTTCGCCGCCTTGCCAATGCCCTCGATGGTCGTGCGCAATGACGCCGCGCGCGTGACGAAAAGGTCACTCGATGCAGCGGCATCGAATGCTGCCTTGCCGAAGTCAACCAGCTGACCGATGACCTGACCGAGCGGGCCGGCAAGCCCGACACCTAGCGCGACGCTGGCAATGTCGAGCGCGCCGTTAAACGCGCGCATCGGTCGCTCGACCTTGTCGACCGCGTCGTCAAGCCTGCGCGTTTGCGCCTCAAACTTGCCGAGCAAGCCGCCCGATTGCTCGGCTGCTTGCCCTGTTTGCTTCGCGGCTTTCGCGACCTTAAACAGCCCGTCTTCGACCTGCGCGACGCCGTCGAGCGTAACCGAAAAGGCAACCTGCCCTGCGCTTTGCGACACCGCCACTCGTCACCTCCGCAACGCGCATTCAGTCTCGTAGTTTTCGGCGCCACGTAGTTCGCGCGTCAGCAACAACACGCCGTCAACGATTGCCGCCGTCGGCGATGGTACCACGTCATCAATTCGCTGCCCGCGCCCCGTCCACTCGTAAGCATCGAGCACCGCGCCGACCCATTCGCTCGACGCCTCGCAAACCGGGCAGGCAATGAGCCCGTCGTGCTGGTCGGCGCCGATGCTCATCGTCAGGGCTTGCGCGTCGTGCGGGATGCCTGCGCGTTCGGCGCACGCCGCGCACCCGTCGACGTGGCAGCGATAGCCCTGCCGCTGCGCGACGCCTCGCCACGCGAGGGCACGGATGGCGAGGCTTGCGGTTTTCCCAGCGTAGACACCGCGACGACGTGCCCGACGACTTCGCTGATTAGCGCAACGACGAGTGAGCCATGCATGCGCGCGTATAGCTCGCGCACCGGGTAGCCGTCGGCGGTGCGGTGCAGGTCGGCAAAGTCGCTGATGGATTCGATGACGTCGGCGGCGATTGCTTCAAGCCTCGACAATCCGCGCGCGATGTCGTCGCCGACGAACGCCTGCGAGCGGAGGTCGTGCAACACGAGCGCGCGACGGTCGAGCGGTCGAGCCGTGACCCACGTCGCATCTTCGGGAATCGACAATGTCGACCAGTCCCGAGTGCGCTCGTATTCGGCGACCACGTCGGCACCATTCGCCGCGCGCAATGCGTCGTCACACGCCAGCACAAAGCGCGTTGGCACAGCCGTCGTCGTTGCAATCGCGAGCGCCATTAGGACGCAAACGCCAGCAGGAAGTACGCACCAGCCGCAGCCGTCGGCGTGCCCGTCGTCGACGTGTACGGGCTCGACGCAGCGGCAATCGTTACCGTCGAATAGGAACGCTCGTCTTCGATGGTGTCGCCCGGCAATTCGGTCACGTAACCGGCCGGGATGATGAGCGCCGCGCCCTTACCCTCTTGGCCCTGCAGCGGCAATACCCACGTATACGTCGAGCCGAGCCGAAGCCAATCGCGCAGCGTGTTGCGGGCGAAGTTCGCAAACGTCAGCGACACCGTCACCTGCGCGCTAACCGTCTCGACGTCAGCAGCGCCGACAATGCTCGTGGTCGCCGAGCCGACGTTGTCGAGCCCGAGCGCAATGTTCGCCGTCCAACTGCGCAGCGTTGCCACCGTGCGCGCACCCGTCGACGTGTCGCCATACACAGCCTCGCCCCAACGCTTCAAAGCGACACCGGTCGCAAGGTTCGCGGGTGCGCCGAGGCTCGAAGCGTTGACGTCGGTTTCCTTGAAAAGCGGCGCAAACGTAAACGCAAGCTCGGCGGTGCGCGTGTCGTCGCCCGCGAAGTTGAGCGCGATAGCCGACGGGCGGCAACCAGTGGCGAGCACATAGCGGGCGCGGTCGCGATAGCGCACCGCGAGCGACGTCGCACCGAGCGACCCGATCTCGGGGTACGCAACCGAGCAAAGCCGCAACACGTCGCCGACCTGCGGCGTGCCGCTGAATGCCGGGCGCACGGTCACTTGATTCGTGCCGAGGTTGACGCTCTGTACAAGCGCAAACTCGGTCATTCGAGACGCACCGACCCACGCGACAACGTCGCCCGGATTCGCGTCGCCAATCTCGCCGACGGCGACCTGATAGACCGTCGCGCTAACTGCAGCCGTCACCGTCTGCGTCGTCGCAGCCGACTTCGCGACGACGCCGAGCCCTGATTGCAGCAGGTCACACAGCCGGGTCGACGCGAAGTTGAGGTCGTTCGCCGCTTCGGCTTTGAAGGTCAAACCAAAGTCACCGAGTTCGCGAATGGCAGGATCGTCGCTCGCATCGTATGGCGCCTCGACTTCGGGCACCTGACCAGCGCCCGACGTCGACACGCTCGGCACGTTGTAGAGCGGGATGGTCGCCGATTCGGCGATTGACGAGGACGAGGCGCGCGTCGGCTTGACCGCGTAGAACGTCAGCCCCGAAACATCTACCGCAGCATAGTCGGTCGCACTCGGGCTGCCCGTCGTGCTTTCAACCGCGATGGCAACATCCTGCCCGCCCAATCGTCCTGCGCTCATACCATTACCCTCGCCGTAAGTTGAACGCGCAAAACCCGCGCGTAATCCTGCTGCTCGTCAGAGAGAATCTCTGATGTCGTGTCCGGCAAAACCGCCACATCGTTTGCGTGCGAAGCCCACACCGACGCGGGTCGAAGTGCTCGCATGATGGCGACCGCATCCTCGCGCATCGCAGTCTCCGCGTCGGGCATTTCGCCGATGCGATAGAGCACCGTAACCTGAAGCGCGTGCGCGACCTCGTCGACGGTGTCGCCTGCGATGAGCCCCGTGTCGACCGGTGCGCCCGCGCCGACGTACACGCTTCGCTGAGCCGCCACAGTCACGAGCCCGAGCAGGTCGCTTTCGCTTGTCAGCTGGTCATACACGACGAACCGAACGCCGCTCGCCGTCGTCGGCACAATCGCCGCGAGCGCGTCACCGATTGCCGCGAGCAATCCACCGATGCTCATTGCACCGCACCGCCCGTCTGCTGCTCGACGAACGCGCGCAGGATGTCGGCGACCGCTTGCCGCACGAGCACCTGATCCTCTGGCGACAGCCCGAAGAATGGGCGCTTGCGATTGACGTGCGCCGCATACTTGAGCGCACCGCCCGACACCTGCACGACCGCATAATTTTCGCGCACATTCGTCACGCGAATCGAGCGCGATAGCTGCCCGCTCAAGGTCAGGTCGACCTCGACCGAACCACCGACGAACCCCTTTCGGCTGTCGCGCTTAAACTGCGCATAGCCGCCCTCGTATCGGCGACCGATGAGCGTGCCGAGCGGCAGGTATTTCGCCGTTATCATGTAGCCCGACTGCGACCCGCGTCGTCTGTAGGCTCGCTTGCGGTACAACGGTGCACCGCCTTTCGGTTTCAAGCGTCGCGCAGTTTCGCTCGGGAAGTAAACCGACATCGGCTGCGTGCCGTACCGTCGCAGCGGTCGGTCGTCGGTGCCGAGCCCCTCGCGAAACGCGCGCTGTATCACCTGCGCTTTGCACATCTCGCCGACCGCGCGCATGACCGCTGGCGTCGCGATGTTGCGCGGCCAATTGCCAACGTCAACGCGTGCCTTGATGCCCATCACCGCTCGTCCGAGATGCGGGTGCGCATCGTCGCAATGGGCGCGTCGTCGGGCAGGTAGGCAACGACGCTCGCATTGTTGAGCGTGCTCGCGATGCTCGACAGCACCGCCGCCCCACGCGCGCCCGCATCGGCTTCGCCGTCATCAACGACGCCGTCGAGGTCGATGTCGGCCCAATCGACGAGCGCGAGTTGTTGCTCGACCATCTCGACCGCGAGCCCTCGCAGATACGTTGCCTGCGCGCTGAAATCAGGACCGGCCGAAAGCCGACCATCGAGCACGCGAGCAGCCGTCAGGTATGCGTGCGCGTTCGCGTATGGCCGACCCGGCAGCACATCTTCGACGCGCGGTGCAATGCGCTTGCGAATGATGCCCACCAGTTCGTCGAGCGCGGCTTCGCGTTGCGCGCGCCAAGTACCCTGACCCGAGGGTCGCGCCTTCAAGTCGGGCACAACCTCAAGCAGTTCGGCGTCGGTCAGCCCTGTCGCGAACGGCATTGAAACCGTGTGCAAAACGTCGCGGTCGCGCAGGTACTCAATCGGCCCTGCACCGCTCGGGTGCTGGCTATCGTAATCGACCGTCCAGCGAATGTTGCGCGTCGTGCGCGCAGGCTGGTCGACGGCTGGAACGAACGCCGTGCGCGCCGACCAATGCAGCGATAACGGCGACAACGCGCCGATGAGCACGACATGCGGCAACGGCTCGGCAAGCTCTAGCGTGCCCGCGATAAGCGTCTGCGATGCAACGCGCACAACCCGCACCGCAGCGCCCGACACACCGACACCAGCGAGCACAGCGGGCGCAGGTTGGTCGGTGTCGCTGACGACGCTCGGCGAACCGCTCAACCCCCACGTCACGCTAAGCGTTCGGCGGTCGGCGCTGATTGCGGTGACGGTATCGGGCTCGCGCGTCGCGTCGAGTTGATATGCGCTCGACCCGCTGGGCCAGTCGATGACGAGCAACGGCGAACCGGTGATAACGCCCTCGGCTGGTGTCCACCAAAAGACGCAGTCACGACCGTTGATGAGCTTGCGTGCGGGCATGTCACCACGCTACCACATGCGCGCCTCTGCGTCACCCGCGCGCGGCTGCGTTTGCCCTGCGGACCGTGATGTCAGTTGCCTTTGCATAGCCCCACCGCTGCGCCACCGACCATGGCACAGCGAGCCACGAATGGCGGCAGTTGTAACCGCCCCCACTGTCGAGTGGGTGCGGCAACCCTGACACGTCATTGTCGAGCTTCGCTGCGAGTTCTGGCGCGAACCAATGGTCGACGCATTCGGCGCAAAACGGTCGCGTCAACCCGTCCTCGGGCCCGCCGTAAGCGTAGCCGATAGGGCCGGGCGCCTCGTCGGCCCATGCGTTGCCGACGGCGCGCGCATATACGGCAGTCTGCGTGCGCGCTTCGGTTGCCGCTTTTTCAAGCGACACGCCGAGCCGCTCTGACATTCGCGTCGACAACTCGGTCAGGGTTTCTAGCCGGTAGCCCTCGCGCAGCAGTGGCATGAGGTCGGTTGCGGTCGAGAGCCCGATACCGCGAAACGCGTCGCGCGCGTCACGCCTCGCGGCATCAATGACGGCGCTCAATGCTTCGACGTCGACGACGTCGTCAGGCTCAAGCCCGACCGAGCGAAGATAGGCGGGCGTGGCGCGCTCGATGTCGTCGAGCCCGTCGAGCCATTCGTCCTGCACTTCGCCGGTCAGGTCGCGCACCGCCGCAGCGACCTCGTCGAGTTGCACCGCGAGGATGCCCGCGCGCCAATCGCCCGCACCCTCTTTGTCGATGAGGTCGACAAGCGCGGTGCGCAATTCATCGCGCAACCCGACTAGAGCCGCAGCAATGCGCGACCCGAGTCGGTCGATGTCAGCCTGACGACGGCGAAGCGCTGCGCGAATGTCGGCAGGCAACGCCACGTCACACCTTGCGGCGCTTTGCCTTTGCGGGCGTCGACGTCGTCGGCTCGATGATGTCGGTAGGCGCGTCGGCAGTCAGCGCGTCGATGACCTCGACGACATCGGCGGGCGCGTCATAGCCGAGCAGGATTGCGTCGGCACCGAGGTCACGCTGCGCCGATAGCCATTGCTCGCGCGTCATGTCGACGACAACGGGTGCGTTGTAGTGACCGAGGCGCGGCAATGGTCGCATAAGCCGAACGCGAGCAGCCATCAGCTGACGATCGCCGTGACGAGGTAGCCCAAGTTGGCGTCGAGCACGATCTCGTCGCTGTACACCTCGGCGGCGACGATGGTGCCGACCGCCTGCGGAGGAGCCGTCTCGTAGGACCGCACCGAAATCGGCAGCGCGATTCCGTCCATACTCAAGCCCTGACCGCTGAGCCCGTCCTCGACGATGAGCAGCGCAGCGACCGCGCGCGCCATGATGTCGCCCGCGCCGTTGCTCGCCGTGTCGGCGCCCTCAAGGCAGCCCATCCAGAGCGACTTGCCCCAGACGTAGTCGGACGCGTGCGCGGCACCGGGCGCGCTCGTCTGCGCCCGCTGGTTGCCGATGAGCAGACGCAAGCCCAACTCGCGGCGAACGAGGTCGACGAGATATGCGTCGGTCGCAATCTGCTGCGACGCGACCGCAGCGCCGCTCGTGACGACGCGAATGCCCGAAGCAGCAAAGCTGTTCGCGAAAGCGTCGGCGACCTGCCGACCCATGATGAGCGTGTCGGGCGCGCGACCATACGCCTGATCGCGCGTGATGGTCTTGACCTTGTGAAGATCCTGCATGGGTGTCGCGGTGACGAGCGTATCCCATTGCGAACCGGTGCCGGGCACGGCGGCGAGCGCGGCGTTCGCCCAATTGCCGGTGCCGAAAAACAGCGACGCGACACGGCGCTCCATGTCATAGGCGAGCTTGCGACCGATGCCACCCGCCTGCCGCTCTTCAAGCGGCGTCGGGAATTGCGACCGCTGCGTGAGCTTCTGAGGAATGATTTCGCTCGCGAGCTTGTACTCGACGCACTCGTAATCGACCGTCGTCGGCGTGCCCATCGACGCGCGCGGGTAGTCGGCGCCGAGCGCCGTCTGCACGACCTGCGGGCTGCCCATGTACGAGGTCGACGACTCGACCCACACCTTGCCCTTGTAGGCATTGGGCGCCACGGCCTGAATCGGCAGGAAGGGGAAAACGAGCCCGCCAGCGGACTGCGCCGCACCGATTGCAGCGCCCGAAAGAATCGGGCTAACCGGCGCGAGTTGCGAAAGGTTCGATGCGCTCATTGTTGCCTCCTAACTCAAAGGGCTCGGTTGATGCCGAGGATGACGATGCATTCCTCGTTGTTGTTGCTCGATCCGTCGGAATCCTTGCCCGAGATGAACCGGCCGATAGCGACGTCACCGCCGACGGCGTGCGCGAACTTGCCAGCGCCGTCGGTCGTCACGAGTCGCCCGGGCGTCAACGCGCCAGCGGCGATGCCGAAGCTGCAGAGCCCGTCAAGCTGAATGTCGATGATGTCGCCCGCGACGCCGCTCGTCAGCGCAACGGCGGCGTTGTAGTGACCCGTGGCAGCAGTGGCGTCGGTCGCCTGAACGACGACGGGAATGCCACCGCTGAACGTGCCGTCAAACCGAACGATTCGCCCGCGCGCCACCGTGGCGGTGAGCTTGGCGCTGATGACGTTGCCCTGACCGTGAATGCTCGCCATGTTCAACCTCCCTTGACGGCGCGGAATCGCGCCAGCATCTCGTTTGCCCGCGATACCTCGACGGTGCGCGGGTCGGCATTGCGCTCAATGTCAGCCGTCGCGCCGTGCCCGAGCGCCTTGCCGACCGTCGCCATGACGGGCAAGTCAGCGAGCATGCCGCGCACCTCGTCGACGCCAAGCCGCTCGGCTCGCGCGACCCACGCGTCACGCGACGCCTGCGGGATGCGCGTCTCGACGATAGCCTGCTCGACCATCGCGACCGCGTCGCGTCGCACGATGTCGGCGCGCGCCGTTTCCAACTGCGCCCGCATCGCTTCCAGTTCCTGCCGCAGCGCGTCGACCTGCGCCGCATCGACGGCGGTCGCCGTCACATTCTGCTCGCCCATGTCGAGCGCCTCCATACTGCCGCCGAGGGTAGACGCAGGGACCGTGGCGGGCCGGACCTTGCGCACGTAGGTTGCGGGCATTGACCCGCCGAGAAACATCCAGTCGTCATCGTCGCTGGCGATGCGGTCAGCCATGCCGCGCGCAACGGCTTCGTCGGCGGCGTATGTAGACCCGTCGCCGAGCGCGCTCGCATCAACGCCACGGTCGGTCGCAATGTCGTCGAGCATGACGGCGGCGAGCTTGTCGACGCGCTGCTGCAGCGCAGCCATGTAGTCGCCGTCGCCGACGTTTTGCCGCTTGCGCGGCGTCTGCGAACTAACGACCTCGATGACGTCGTCATCCGTCTGCGCAAGCGTGACGACCACGCCGACCGAGCCGACCTGCGCAAGCGGAGACAACACGACCTCGTCAGCCGCCGACGCTATCCAATACGCAGCCGAGCACGCCATGCCCGAGACATACGCAACGATATAGATGCCCGACGCTTGCGCTTGCGCAATCGCGCGACGCGTCTCGCGCACGCCCGCCACATAGCCGCCCGGCGAGTCGACCTGCAGCACGACAACGTTCTCGCCCTGTAGCGCCGCCGCGCGTAGTTCTAGGCGCGCGGCGTGGTAGTCGTATGGGTAGAGCCCGCCCTCCAAATGCACGACGCCCACAGCACCGGGTAGCGCGGCTCGCGCACTTCGCTCGCGCGACAACTGCGCGACGAACGATGGCTCGACGGCAAGCGCCGCAACGCCGGTTGCGGTTCGTGCTTCGGTGTCGTCATTCATCTCGTCAGCCCTCCGCTCATCGTAGACCTCACGCAACCGCTCGACCCACTTGCGACCCGCGTCGCCGCCCCATAAAAGCCACGCCACAAAGCCCGGTGTCTCTTCGCCCGGTCGGTCGTCTTCGCCGGGTTGCCAGTCGCCCTCGTGGCGGGCAAACCATGCGGGCGCCTCGATGGTCGCCCACTCTTCCGACTGTGGCTCGCCCGCTGCGATTGAGTTCGCACGGCGCACCGTTTCGGCTTTGACGCCGTCGCCCGACTTGCCCGCCTCGTGTAGCTCGACACCCTTGCTCGCTGCATCGCGCACGGCGTCGGGCGGCGTCAATTCGTCCTGCGTCAGTAGTGGCATCACAGCCCCCCGGGAAGCGCGCTGGGCCGCTCGGTTTGCGCGACCACGCCCGCGACGCGTGCGCGTTCGCCGCGTGCCTGCGCAGCATCCGTCGGCGCAGGAAGTTCAAGCGCCGCACGCATCGCCCGCTCGTCATCGGCGCTCGGCGTAATCAACCCCTGACCAAGCAACGAGACGACATCGCCAACGCGCTCAGTCCAAAGCGGCGACCGAATGCCCGCATAGGTTAGGCGCGGCAACTCGGCGAGCGGCATCGGCCCAATGTTCAGCGCGACGATGGCGCGCACGTAACCGGCGAGCCCCTCGGCGACCCACTGACAAAGATCGCCCGCAAGTTGCGCGGCGAGTTCGGCGTGCACCTGCGCGGTCGCGTATGCGCCCGAAGACGACGCCGAGCCAACGGTCAAATGCTGCACGTAGAACGCTTGAAAGATCTGGCGCTCAAGGTCGCCGATAACGGCGTTTGTCGGGTAGGCAGCATCGGGCCGACCCTCCCAATCGAGCGTCGCCCATGACGGCAGAATCAGCGCCGCCTCTTCGTGCACCGACCACTTGCGCAGGATGCCGAGCAGTTCGTCGCGCGCCGTGGCGATGTCGGCGGGCGAGGGCATCGTGCCGAGTTCTCGCCCATACGCTTCGGCGTTGATTGTTATCGTCGGCGTCGGGCTCGCCGTGCGCGACATCATCACGGCGCGCAGGCGCATCGTTTGGTCATAGTCGCGCGCCAGCGGCTCGACGTGGCGCATGATGCCGAGCCCCTCGACGCCCGACGCGGGCGACGGATACACGAGGTGCACGAGCCGCTCGTATGGCAAGCGCAGCGAGCCCATCGTCGAGATGCCGCCCGGCAATCGCTGCCACTGGTCGACGGCGACGATGCGCCCGCTGGCATCATAGACCCACTGCCGCACGCTCGACTGGTCGCGCGGCTCAAGGTCGACATACGTCGTGCCCTCGTATGGATACGCGACAAGTTCGGCAAGCGAGAAGCCAATCAACGCGCCGCGCAACAGGTCGCGAAGTCTCGACTCCCACGACGGCAACGCGACAACGCGGCCCTCCCACTCGATAACCGGCGACGCAAACCCGCCGAGCCCGAGCACGCGTCGAACGACATCAGCCGCGCGCACGCTTGCCTCTGAATCGGGCGCGGGCTGCACATCCCACGTCGCCGACGTCGCGAGCCCTGACAACGCCTGCCAACCGACGCGCACAGGCGCAAGCCGCTCGGCGCGAGCATAGTCGGCGACGCGCTGCGACAGCGCGACGAACCGCTTTGAATGCTCGCCGTCGTTGATTGCGAGCGACGGCGAGCCGACGCCGCGCCCGTCAACGGGCTCGGGTGCGGTGTAGCCTGTAACGCGTACAGTCTGCGGCATGCGCGGAGCGTAGCACGTTGCGACAGCAAACGCACGACCCCGTCAGGATGTGCACGATCATGATTGAAAGCGCTCGGCGCAGCCGCCTACCGGCGAGCGGGTCGAGCTTCGCGAGCTTTGTCCTGACCTCGCGACCCTTGTCGCGCGTGCACATCCTGACGGGGTTTGCTCAGATGGTTGGTGCCGCGCACGCGTCACGCCGTCGCGAACCATTCGCAACGCCCGAAGCGCGTGGTCGACTCGCTGGGCCTAGGGCAAACGCACTAGGTCGGCACCGTGGCGGGTCATAACGTGCACATTGTGCACGGTCAACGGTCGCCAGACCACGGCGCATCAAAATCGACACGGCGCTCGGTGCGCGGTGTCGCAGGCCGGTGCGGGTCGGGCAACGACCACAGCACGTCGCGCACCGCATATCGCAGTGCGTCGGCGTGATGGTCGTGCGTGCCATCCTTTGCGGGTCGACCCGGCATGCGCGCGTCCCAGCGATAACCGGTCACGGCACGAGCCAGCGTGCGGCGCGTCGCCGGTGCGCGCAGCCCTGAATCGAACAACGACCGCTCGACGGATAGCGCGCCACGCTCAAGCGCAAGGTTGACGCGCGTGCACCCGGCGACAATGTCGCGCCGCTCAGGGTCGCGCTCGATGCGAGGGATGATGCCGAGCCCGAGCGGTGCGTGTCGCGCGATTAGGTCGAGGTCGGCGATGCCCGTCTGCGCCGAACGTGCTGCACCAGCCGGGTCGCAAACGACGACATCGAGCGGCACCCTGCGGTCACCCTCCTGCCAATGCCGACGCGCCACGCATTCGGCCGACAACCGCGCAAGCAGGTCGGGCAACGTCTCGTCATCGGGCGCCCATTCGCGACACACGACCCACGCGCCACGAGCCCG